CTTGGCGATTGCCTGCTGTGTGTACTGCATGCAGACAGGCTCGGCCGCGATGATTCGCGGCGTCTTGAGCGTCTTAGGAACGGAGATAACCCTTGAGGGTCGCTCCGATCCAGGATCCAGGAACTCAAGCTCGGACAGGTACTGAACGTACCTGTGGTTAGGAATCATGTATGAGTCGGCATAAAAGCCGGCAGATTCCAACCGTTGGGTCCACTCGGTAGAGTAGAACTTCTGGTTTCCCAGTAGCTTCTCAGCCGTTGTTCCCTTCCCGTGTCTTGGCACAAGCTCGCCTGTGGCGCAGAGTAAATCTGCGCTAGACAGAACCCTACCAAAAAGTAGCCGACTAATACGAGAAAACGCCTGGAGATCTTCCAGAGTCCATTCGCTTTCGGCTGCCTTGAGTTCTGATTCGACTTGAACGTAACCATCAAACGCCTTTCTCTCGCGCTCGTCAGAGCACGGTAGGAAAATCTTCGAGTACAGCCGCGTAAGCTGCCGTACTGCGTAGACTGCGTCAGTGGAAACATTGTCAAGCAGGACTCCAGTTTTACGGTCGAAGACTTGCTCAAGGAAACCTCCTAGTAATAGGGGGAGACCACCTCGCTTCCGGAAACCCGGGAACGAAGTAGGAGCGACCCGTCCGTCCGCCAGACCTCTTTCGAAGTCAACGGCGAACGTAGGCAGGGTTATCGTCAGAAATGACAACCCTTCCTCTTCGACTCGTCTCGTGACAGTTTGAACGTCACGAGTGGTGCAAACGCGACACCACTGGCCCAGTTCTTGGGCCAGCTCCTTCCAGAACAGCATGGGGCTTTTCACGGCTTCCGTCCTTTCAGGGCGGTAGGTCGATCCTTGCCTCTAGCTTCCCGTTAACTGATGCTAGAGCTGGTCGTTAGATCAGCTCTCCCCACCGATGAGCTTGGTGAGGTTAGCACCTGAAGTAGCCGTGAGGTTACTCAGGAACCCATCCACCTCGGCCTTGGCCGTGGCGGCGTCGTAACCCGCAGGAAAGTCCACCGTGAGGTAGACAGTCATGGACTGGTTGATGTTCTGACCAGCCACAAGTGGGTTGGCGACGAGGGTGTCAGTCTTCAGACTGACGGTGTGACGAGTGCGCTTGCCGTAGGTGTGAACCACCGAAAGCTGGCGCGATCGATCTGCCGTTGCGAACTTACCACCGTTTTCGGTGGAGCCCGTCCGGTTCAGAGTCTTTGCGACTCCAGAAACCGTGACAGTCTGAGGATCGGAAAACATAAGAGGCGTTGCTCCTTCAGGTTATGGCCACTGTTGTGACCGTGTGACGGCCCACCCTGGACTATCCAGGGGCCGTTCGCGACGCTTTGTAAGCGTCACGGGAACAGCAGGGAATTGCTGTGATACCTGTTTTTCACAGGCTTCGCGGCGCCCGGGTCATTCCGAGAGCTGCTAGGATTGACCACTGGTGCGTAGTAAAGGCATCAGTGGACAGTCCGAATCCGAAAGGTGTTGCTTTACGTCTACACTTCCTCGTACCGAGGAAAGTGTCGGTTGCGAAAACGCCGAACCCAGCACCGCCGTTAATATGACGGTACTGAGAATCGGACCTACGCGTCCAACGTCTAGAATTTTGTTCCATGACGTAGCCGTAACGCAAGACTAGGCCGTCAGACTGGAACGCGGACAGGTTATGTAACACCGGTCCAACGTCAAACATCCAGTCTACAAGCCAGGACCAAGGAGCAAGGTTCCATAGTACCTCGGGAGTTAACTCCACGCCGTACAGGAGCCTGGCCTCCTTGACTATGCGTTCAACCGTCGACCAAGATTTCGGGTCAACATAGAACGTATAGCACCCGCTGAACCATTGTTGACGGGTTACTAATTCCGTCTCTAGGAAGCGGGTGGAGATGCCTTGGTAGACAGCACTGGGCAGCAAGCCAGGATATACAGCCTGACTACTGCGAATCACAGTGCTCTTCACCTCGGCAGAAGGCATTCGCCTACGGTGCACGTTCCGACCCGAATCACGGGCAAGCTGCTTCAGGATGTCATCTGAATCGATGATAGCCTTTGCAGCCGCCTTTAGATCCGCGACGAGCGGCTTCCAACCAAACTGGACATTGAGGTATTCACCTCCAAGTCCACGGAGGAAGCTTGCCCTCTCTTTCAAGAGGGAAGCACCTATCAGCGAGGGGAGACCCTCGCGATAAAGCTCGGCCATAGCGACCGAGCCCGAGGCAACCGGGTTAGTTGGAATGGTTTGGGCGATGAAGCTCGTTCCAGCGTTCAGCAGTGAGCCTTCGCTCGACTGCGGTACGAACTGCTGGTAGAAGCTGTCGTCCTTGCCATCCGTAAGGAACTCTGTTGGCATGCCAGCCCGATAAGGCAGGCAATCCGTATCAACGGTATAAGCCAACCCCAACTTAGTCGCAGTCCCACCGTAGTGGGGCACGGCCTGTGGGAGATACTCTAGTTTCAGAGTATCAAAAGGTCCTCCAACATCCCTGACACCTCTGGCTTTTGGCCAGCGATGCCCTTCAGATGACGTGATCTGCCTCGAGTAAATGGGAATGTCGAATGTTGCAGTGACAGACCCATCACGCGTCGTGTTACCGCGAAAGCGGTCGACACGTAAGACGCGCCTCTTGGTAGTGTAGGCCATCTTCTCTTTCCTCTCGGAGCTGGTGGGAACAGTGTTAGTGTCGATGCGTTAGCACCCGGTGCCCCTTGTAAGGGG